ATAATAACTTTTGAAGTGCAACTTCTTGCTTTGGAACAAATAGTTGGCCTTCTCTAAATACCACTCTACCTAATGTAGCTTCTCCTTTCTGTTCGTCTACAAATGGTGAGTTCATGTTGGTTGCATATCTTAATTCTCTTTGCATGCTAGTATCTTCATCAAACCATAGTAATGGTTTTTTAGTACTGTGCCTTGTAGGTATTGTAAATACTAAAGGTTGCTTATTGTCTTTTAAGAAATATGCTCTATCTCTAACTTCCCATTGAGGCGCTTTAGCCTCGACAGAAACTTTATTTTTTATTGGTGCACTAGTTTCAGTGCTTGTTTTTTTGTTTGCCATGATATAATAAAATTAAAAAAATTTAAAAGGTAAATATTACCCCCGTTGTTTGAACGAGGGTAATTATTTACATTAGTTATTGTTACTATGAAGTTTTCTTCAACATTACAAAGTTGTTAGCTGCTTGTACACATAGTGTTCTTTCAGATAAGAAATGTACATTCATTTCATCTGCAGCACTTGTGTAGTTACCACCAACTGAACCAGTAATCCAAGACTTCATTTTTCTGTCATCAGCTTCAGAAGCTCTGTAGCGTACATGCAAGAAAGGTCTAGCAATGTTTTTACCTAAGTTCTGATCATATACAGTTGAAGTACCTGCTGGTACAAATACACCTTCTACGTCTCCAAGTAGTCCTCGAGTAGTAGAATCATTTAAGTATTTCCAATCAGTTTTGTAGAAGTCGTAAGAACCTCTTCTAAAACCAGAGAAACCTAAATTTAAAGCCATATCTTCAGAGTTGTTAAATACTCCATAAGAAGTACCACCAGTTCCGTAAGAATTAGCTCGTGCAAGCATATTGTCTATAGCTAAAGAAGTTGAACGATCTAAGAAAAGCATGTTTTCTTCAATAGCTCCTTGTTTATCTAGCTCAGCCAAAATAGTATCAAATTCAGCAAGACCAGTTAGTCCTGTAGCATTGTCAAAGTCTTGATCGTTAAAGATCATTCCTCGTGTTTCGATAGCTTCGAATAAACCTTCGCTACCTTCAAATCCTGCTGCTCCAGCAGAGTTAGTAGTAGTTCCTTCGTCTTTAACAGCTTCGATCATTGCCATTTCTAATTGATCTTCGAAACGTAAACGAGCTTCGTGCTCAGACTTCAAATACCATAAGTATCCAGAAGCCCCGTTTTCGCTAGTTACTTCAACCCAACCAATTTGAGCAGTATCAGAACCGTTAACCGTATACTTGTCTCTAAGTATGATTGGTTTGTTACTGAAAGAAGTAAATTGAGCGTCAACAGATTTTCCTCCGTCTTGGCTACCTTTAGCAAACTCAGAACCATATACGAATAATTTAACCGCAGTTAAAGATCCAGATCCAAGAGTGTTTAAGTTGCCAGCTCCGTAAGGCGCAACAGTAATTGTAGCTGAACCAGCTGCAGAGACTGTAGCAACTCTAGCCTTAACAACGTTAACGCCTTTTGCTAAAATAACAGTCATTCCAACTCCTAGCAAATCTTTATTTGCTTCAGAAGCAAGAGTAACAGTAGTGGTAGCAGAGCTGTTGTCTACAGCAGCGTCGTCAAAAGCTACGTGTAATCTTCCTTGCTCGCTCCATACAACTCTATCAGATGACATAGGCATCTCAGCACCTACCATACGTAAAAATCCGCTAACTGTTCTGTTTCCAAAACGCTCAACTTCTTTCTCGTATACATCTGGTAAAAATTGTTTTGTAAAATCCATATCCGCTAAGGATAGGTAGTTGTCTCCAAATAGTCCTTGTACCGGACGTGGAGTTAGTGTGTTTAAATTCGCCAATGTGCTTGGCGACGTTGCAAATGTTCCTGCCATGATTTTGTTTTTTTAATTTTTAAGTAATTCTGTTTTGTGGTCTGTTTTGACCAATTTTAATTTTAAAATCAGAAGAAGAATCACCTGGTATAGATCTAACTTTCATACCATTAGGAGAGCTTTCGCTTGACAAAGTACCTCTAGGCGACATATCTACGTTTTTAGCCTTAGTCATACTTTCTTTTAAAGCATCAGCTTTACCCTGTTGGTAAAAATGATTAGCAACTACATCAGGGTTCATCGCAGTAAATAAAGACTTGTGGTAACCTTTAGCGTCATCTATTTTGCCAGTTTCTTTATTAACAAACTTATTTACAAAATTTCCAATATCCATTTGGTTACTCTTAACACTGTCAGTATCTTTAACGTTTAATCTAAACTTTTTTTCTCCTAAATTGTATTCAAAACCTTTGAATTCATTAGAGAAAACTTCATTAGTTTTTCGTTGAAAAAACTTAGTGTTTTCTTCAGCTACTGTCTGATTTTTGTTGTATCGGTTGAAAAAATCCATAGCCTTCTGTTGTTCAGGACTCAATCTTGAACCAGCTTTGATTTCATCATAATATTTAGACTTTAGCCCGTCTAGGTGGCTTTTAGCATTCGCAACTTGCTCTTTTAATGCTAATTTCTTTCTTCTTATATCTCTTTCGTCGTCTAACTCCTCATCGTACGAATAAGAATCTTCCATTAAGAAAGCTCTTTCATCATCTGTTAGGTGAGGTTTAGTCTGCTTTAAGTACTCGTTCAATAATTCATTATCACTCATTTCTGAGTAATCTTTATTTAATTGAACATAATCTTCTAAAGTTCCTCCAGTTTCATCCATAAAGTCGATAACCTTCTGTATGTTTTCTGGAAGATTAGTACCTTTTTCTTCAGCAGTTTCAATAGCGTCAACTATATCATCATTTAACTGATCAGCCTCTGCTTGAACCTCTTCTGTTATTTCCTCTACGTCTGCCTGTATTTCTACTACAGGTTGCTCTTCTACAACTTCGTTATCAACTACTTCCTCTACAGCTGGTGCTTCTTCGTTTTGAACCTCAGCTACTTCTTCTTGTTTAGTCTCAACCTCTGTTGTTTCTTTAAAATCCCTTAGATCTAGCCTAGCTATACCATCATCGGGTTTCTCTTGCTCAGCAGCTTTAGACTCCTCTTGCTTAGGAGTTTCTTCAACTACTACTTCTTCTTTTGGTTCCATGATCTCTTCGACCACTTCTGCCTTCTTTTTTTTAGCCATAATAAGATATTATATAATTAATTAATTGTTTTTATCTTGGATCAAACGCATTTAATCCAAAGCCTCCACCCATTATATCGTTGCCTGATGATTCAAAGTTTTTAGGTGGAGTTTCTTTTTTTCTTTGATCTATTAATTCAGACTGTTGTGACGCTTGAATTTTAGTTCTTTCGTCTTTTCGATCTTCTTTTTGCTTTTCACGCTCTTTTAATATTTCAGTTTCCATTTGCTTTATTTGCATGTTTAACTGGAACTCGTGATTCATAAGCTCTTTCTTGAGCATAGCTTCTTGTTGCATTTTTTGCATCTCCATCTGCATCATGCTTTGCTCTACTTGTATCTTGCTCTGAGATAAAGCTTGATTCTTTTGAACTTCAGCTTGTGCCGCGACTTGCTGCGCTTGAGCGTTAGCTTGTGCTTGCGCTTGTATATTTTGTTGCTGAGCTATCTGATCTCTTTCTGCTTTCTTTTTTCTTCTTATTTTAAGAACTTGGTTAGCAAGCTTTATATTCTTTATTTCTCTTACGTCAATAGCATCTTCTAAATCTATACCATTTCTAGACAATGCCACTTGAATGTTATTTTCGAGCATTTGTTTTTGCTCTTCATCTGGCGCAAGCTCTATAAATATACCAAAGTCATATAAATGAAGCTCAGACATCTCAGCTAGTGTTGCTACGTTATGCCCACCTATTTTTTGTATAAATGCATCTCTAGTTGGCGAGTATTCTATTATATCAGATATTCGAAGCGATATAGATTCAGCTAGTTCTGATGTTAAAAATAATCCGCTTTGCAATATATGTCTTGTAGCTGTGTTAGAGTTGGCGGCAGCCATTTTCTGTATACCTACTAAAGCATTTTTATCAGGAGTACTACCATCACGTGCCTCGTTTAATCCGGTGACATCTCTTATCATTTGTAGATAGTAGTTATATGTTTGTATCAGTGAAGCTAATTTAGCTCCTCCTGAGCCACTCTGTATCTCTTGAATAGGTACTTTGCCAGGATTCATATCTCCATCAGCAGTCATTGATCTACCAATTATACTACCAGTTTGGAAGAACATGTTTAATGCTTCTTGAGGATTGTAATTAGTTCCATTACCTAAATCTATTTCAGCAAGTCCATCTGCGTCTAAATATATACCATCAGGTATCATGCGCGACATAACTTGCTGTAGTTTTAAGTGTGTTAGTTGTATCATGTCAGCAAAAGTAGTTATTCTACTTACTAA